AACCTCGCGGGCCGTGGCGGAGATTTAATCATTATCGACGACCCGCATTCTGAGCAGACGGCGATGTCCAACACCGGCTTTGAGGATGCGTGGGATTGGTATACCGGTGGACCACGTCAGCGCTTGCAGCCCGGTGGGTCCATTGTTCTGGTGCAGACGCGCTGGTCCGAAAAGGACATGACCGCACAGCTTCTTCGCGCACAGGCCAAGGACCACGGTGCAGATCAATGGGAGGTGGTAGAACTTCCAGCCATAATGCCTTCGGGTAACGCTTGTTGGCCGGAATACTGGCCGTTACGGGATCTAGAGCGGGTTCGCGCGTCGATTCCGGTATACAAGTGGAACGCGCAGTATCAGCAGCAGCCCACCAGCGACGAGACTTCTATTTTGAAAAGGGAGTGGTGGAAAATATGGACCAAGGACCATGTGCCGCAATTGCAGTATGTCATACAGAGTTACGACACGGCATACAGCAAGCGGGAGACTGCGGACTTTTCCGCCATTACCACATGGGGAGTATTTTTTCCTGAAGAGGGAGGTCCGCCCAATTTAATTTTGCTGGACAGCAAAAAAGGCCGTTGGGATTTTCCAGACCTAAAAGAAATTGCGTTGGAGCAATTTAATTTTTGGGAACCGGAGACGGTTATTATTGAAGCGAAGGCAAGTGGCCTTCCTTTAACTCAGGAGTTAAGAAACATCGGCATTCCCGTGGTCAACTTCACACCCAGTAAAG